GATCCAGCGATTGTAATAAACTCACCGTAATCAGCACCAACACTAGTGTTAGTCTCGTTATTCCAATTGATGGTAACGATATCAGTGCCATCAGCAACGATTGTTAGAACGGCATTATCGTTAATCGTAACACTAGATGTAGGATCTAGAGTTCCATTGTTATCAAAGTCAAATCCAGTGATAAACGAAGCATTGAGTTGCTTATCAAACTTGGAGATGATTACATTATCTGGGTGATCCTGTCTTGCAGTTGTACCATCTTTAGCACGAGTAACCAAGATTCTGAAACCAAGAGGATCAGCAGGGTCAGTGATATTGGTAAGACCAGCAACCTCAAGAAGTTCACTGTATTCCTCACCAACAGGAGAGATGTTTGTATCCTGTCCAGCTACTTCTACTGCTCTCTCGATAAACAGTAGATCACCAATCTGGAAATCATTGACAGATGGTTTAGTGATAGGTAGTAAGTATACGTTACCAGAATCATTAGTTCCATTAACTCTGAATGATAGATCAGCACCACCAGAGTTACCCAGTTTCGCTGCTTCAATAGTCAGCAGATCGTTGTCAGAGTAACCAGAACCAGGAGATACTAGAGTAATGTCTGCTGTACCGTCAGATAGAACCTGAACAGTAAACAGAGCACCGCTACCTGTACCACCAGTAGGTGTGATGAACGAATAGGTCTCGTTAGCAACCCATGTTGCACTCGATTCTGGAGTAATGTTGTCAATTGCAGCAACCTGACCACCAGATAGGAGGTACTGATCACCACCCCAAGGTCCAACACCAGCGGTATCAATTTGTCTACCAAGCTGGATATACTTGAGGAACGTGATGTTAGGATTGTCGAGAGATCCAACGATGTGCTCTGATGGAGAAGTGCCGAATCTTGCTCTATCAATTGCAATAATACCAGCATTCAGACCACCAGACAATTTAATGGTGGAGTTGGATGTGGTGCTACCCTGAACGAGTAGCGAGTTTCTAATCGTGGTGCGACCACCAAGTGCTGCGATGTCTACCGTAGAAGAGTTAGCACCAATAGTAACTCTTGTAGTGTTCTGTCCGTCACCAATATTCAGTGTAGCTGCAGTGGTGAAGATTCTAGTGCTAGATGTACCAGCGAAAGCGCCAACTTCCAGAGTACCATTCAATCTAGTCTGATACGTACCAATTAAGGTTTGAGAGTTCAGGTTAGGAGCAGCACCACCAATCTTGATCGAACAGGCAGAACCTACTACATCCTCTACTGATGCGATATCAACAAATGCGTTAGTAGAACGCTTATGAACTTCAAATGTAGTGACACCAGCGTTAGCACCAACTCTCAATGTGTGAGAAGAAGCATCAGAAACATTGTTACCAATGTTGATGAGTTGATCACTTGTAGTGTTGTTACCGATGTTAAACGATTCGGTATCACTTGCAGCAATCAGGAAGTCAACGTTATCAGTTAGGAACCTGAATGTTTCTGAAGTAGAGTTGATGTCTCCACCATCTACACTCAAGTCATCCTGAATCTGTACATTTCCAGTAAATCTGGAATCACCGATTACAACGAAGTTCTTATCAAGTTCAGTAGATGCATCCAGTCCAATGCTGGTGTTAATACCAACGCGACCACCTGCTCTATATGTTGACGATTGATTAGCAACTGCTAGATCAGAAGTTGCAACACGAAGAGTAGCAAAATCATCAGGATCAGAACTGTCACCACCAACCAAGAATGCATTAGTGAGTGCAAAGTATGTCTTACCAACAGAAGGTTCTGCTAGGTAGTTGTTTGCAGTTACTGCACCAACAGCATCATAGGATACTAAATTCTTACCACTGATGAATGCGTTACCAACAACATCCAAGTTAGATCTTGGATCTGTTTCAGCACTTACAGAAGCTGTGAGTACACCTTCCTTCGCCATTCTGCCGATGGTGTTGATACCCAGTCTGTAATCACCAGGTACTTCAGTTCTTGTGCGAAGTGCTTCAGCACCGATGATACCAGTCTCCTTCCATCTGGACTTGGAGATTTCCATCTTCGCACCAGGACCTTCATCTGCCCATGCGTAGGTGTTCTGTGCAATCTCATTGAAGATTCTGATTGTACAAGTGTTACCTGTTCCAGAGAATCCACCAGCAAGAACTGCCCATGTACCATTCAAGAACGAGTTACTGAAGTTAGAGATACGTAGATTTTCACCAACTCTAATTCCTAGTCCGTTGTTGTCTAGACCAGCAGCCCATGTGATTGTAAGTTCTGCTGTATTGTTAGAGGCAATAGAGAAGATCTGTAGATCACCTAGTTCAGTAAAGAAGTTGGAGTAAACCCAACCCATTGAACCGCTACTACCAACTTCTAGACCCTTGTATAGAACATCACCAGCTGCAGGTAGGATAGAAGATCCATAAGTAATACTCTGTAGAGTATAGAAGGCAGTACCACCTTGACCATCTGCTAGAAGACCAGTGTTATCAGGAGAAGCATTAGAAGGAAGACCACCAGTGTAATGTGTTCTCCAGGTATAAACTTGACCAGGATCATTTACATTACCGCGTGGGTTAAACTTGTAAACCGCAGCTTCAATCTGGTTCTTGGTGAGAATAATGTCACCATCTCTTGTATCTCTGAAGGAAGATCTGTCTTGTGTAGGATCATCACCAGTGTCAACCAGAGATAGAATACGAAGTGCATCGCCTTCCAGAGGATCGACGTTAATCGTAACAGGATTGTTGAGGAAGGTATCACCTTCGATGGTTACCTTATCATTGAAAGTAACTGCTGTGTCGAAAGTAGTAACTAGTGCGCCGATTCCTTCATCGTCATCACCACTATCCTCAAGAACTGCCTGCTCAAGGAACGTCTCTTCGCCTGTAATAGCGTTGATCTTACGATTACCAATATAGAGGTCACCGTTAGAGTTTAGACCCGTGTAGAAGACAATACCGCCGTCTTCACGTTTTGCTTGTGCGTAGAAGTCTTGCTTATCAGATAGAACAACTTCCTGACGAAGTGGGAAACCAGTTGAGTAGTTACCAGGACCGAATCCAAGATACTCAAATGTGTGGTTACCAGATCTTGCGATAGATGGTCTACGAAGTTCTGTATAGAATCTCTTCTCCAGAGGATATACAGAGTCACCAGAGATAGGAATCTGTCTGTTCTCGGAACCTACAGATGCATTACCTTCCTGTGCTTGAATTCTATTGTCTAGAATTATACTATTCAGGTTGCTTGTATTATTAGTAAACTCATAAGCAGCAAAAGGTGAAGTTCTAGTCAGGTCAACAACTGCTTCTTTTGTTTCACTAAACTTGTAGTCGTTAAGAGTAACAAGACCATGAACGTAGTTATCTGCAGCAGCTGCTGATGCTGGGGGATCAAGAATAGTTAGATCTCTAGTTCCAGTGGTAAGACTGACCTGGAACCACAGTGGATCATTCTTATAATCCAGAGGATACAGATTAGAAATAGGTTGAGAGAACCTGTAGTAGTGGAAGTTAGTACCAACACCAGCACCCAAAGGATATGGAGAGATATTACCACGAACAGCAGTCAGATAGTAGATACCATCTTGCTGAAGAGGAATCTGATCTTGAATAGTCTCAATATTGAAGATGTAGAAGGTATCATCAATATCAGGAACATCTTCGAGTCTAGAAATAGTATATGTGTCGCCACCAGGTGTGGTGATCTTATCACCAGGAACTGCGGTATAAACGTTAGCACCCTCAATTCTATACAGGAAATTTTTTCTGTCCGATCTAGAAAGAGAAGTGGGATATGCATCAGGTTGTCCAGTTAGATTGAAGAACGTTCCGTTGTTCTGAACAAAGTTAGTAGGACTATAGACATTAAAATCAATCTTACCAGTGATGTTCTTCAGGATAACAAATGCTGTTGCATCAGCTTGATAGTATGCATGAACATAACCAGATCCAGAGCAATAACCAGTCCAACTGATATAGTTGTCGGTATTACTATTGTAAATGCTGGTTTGGATGCCTGCACCTTGTGGAGATCCAATCTCAATAACAGTGAAGATTTCATTCTTCAGTTGCTGGTTGATAATTGTATGATCAAATACAGTCAACTCAAGTCTGTCTACTTCAGTTCCTGTTCCTTGAGGATCAACAGAAATAGTTTTAGCAGACTGAATTGTAGTCGCAATCTTGGACTCAAACTCAACTTGTAGTGGATTTTCGTATGGATCATAGAATCCACCACTAATATCAACGCTAGCAGCGTCCAGATCCGCCAGAGACAGTCCCAATTGCTCGGTAGGTCTCGCAGGGTTAAAGAACTGTGCAACCGCTGGTGCGCCGTTGCTGAAGGGTTCTAGATAGAACCTCTGTGCCTTCAGGCGTCTTCTATCATCAGTTCTTGACTTAATAACATAACCATTGAGTGGTTCACGAACTGTCTGTAGATACTGTGGAAGAACATAACGCAAGCGATAGATTCTATCAAGAGCAGATCTGTTATCCTCAATTCTTTCATAGTAAGTATCTGGAGTGAATAGATTACCAGTACCATCTACAAAGTCAGTAGCATGGAATCTAGTCAGGATAGCATTAGGATCAGTACCACCTGAAGACTCATCCTTGACATTTAGATACCATCTCTGGAAGTCAACTGGGTCGTACTTGAGGGGGGAAGTCTTTTTGTTTCCATAGACAACAAAATCGCTTCCGCTATTTGCAGTAAATATGACAGCGTTTGTACCAGCTTGAGCATCTGCTTGGGTGGTGTGAACGCTAAACTTCGTCTTGGAGATAAAACGTGGGAAGTAATACACATCTGTTGCCACATCACCAGCACCCGAAATAGTCGGTAGTTGAGAACTTGCATCACCAGATGTAGCGAAGAAGATGGTTTGTGCTGGGACATTTGGTACAGGTACGTCGAATGTGTGCGGAATATCTGTTTCGATGTAAATGCCAGAGACATTACAAACATATCTGTGCAAGTCATAATTCTCGTCAAGAATCTGTTGCTGAACCAATAGTTCAACGTCAGGACTCATACTCTCTGTTTCAGAAGAGTAGATATAGATACCAGCAGCAGCATTTTCTTTAGTAGCAGCAAGCAGCAACTTGGTGCCTGCACTATTATCAAACTCTGAAGTATTATTAAACGAATTTGGATATGTATCTCTGCCAGGAGCAATTACATAGTATGGTCTGTTAGTCTCAAAACCACGAGGTAGTCTGACTAGACGCTTGTCAACACCAGCATTAGTTGCTCTTGGAATAAGTCTTACAGGTGTTCCTGTTTGGAATCCATGAGGATCAGTATCCCCATTACCAGTATCAACTACAAATACAGTTGCTCTACCAATTAGAGACGAAGACTCAATGATAGCTTCAACTCTAGTTACTTGATTACCGTTGCCATTCAGTACCAGATTGACAACATCAAAGTATCCTTCGATAGCAGTAACAATGTTAGTACACTCGGGATATGTATCGTCTTGAGTGATCGAAAGATCTACAACACGAGGAGATGAAGAGTATTGGTTGACATTCTCAAAATACAACCAAGTAGTGCTGCTATCCAGTTGTGGTTGATAAACCTGTCCAGTTGCAGGATCAGCCACTTCAATGGTAGTTGCATTGATAATCTGGGTAATAATAAGTGGACTACTTCCAAGTAAGTTAGTGCCAAGACGTGAGGAACCTTGGGTCAAGAAACCATTAACAAAATCATTCTCGGCGTACTCACTGACCTGCATACCAGTTGTGAGTCCAGAAGTATCACCAACAATAATATTGGGACTAGATGTAGAAGTTGTGCAATTCTTGATTAGGAGTGTACCGTTACGAATTACACCGAAGATCAATCTCTTCAGGTAGTCATATGCAATAAGAGTTTCAGTTAGTTCAGTATCAACATAGGATACGTTGCCACTAGAGATGTAAGACTCGGAAGCATATACAGTGTTGATGTTACCGCCGACACGAAGATCCTTGACAACAGCATCAACAATAAATCCAATATCTCTCTCACACTTGGTGATAGTTAGAGATGTGTTAGTCAGAAGTGCTGGATATTCAGCAGTGATGTATCCATAAGTCTCTTGAGCAAGATAGGATCTGTTCTTCTCAATAAGATTAGCAGCATCATATGCCTTGTTAAAGTCATCATTTCCATCACCATCTAGATCGAACAATACGTTCAAGTTACTAGGTGTTAGAGTAGACAAAGATGCCGTGACTGTTTTGATACCAGACGGTTCTAGTGTACCATGATACGTCTGCTTACCACCTACACCACCAGAAGGCAGTTTGACATATAGTCTGTCATCTTGCTTGGCACCAATTCTATATCCATCAATAGATGCTGCAGGACGTGAAGCTGGATCCTTATTAGTATCACCAGCAAGATATAGTTTGGTGTTATTAGCAACATCGTTTGATGCTTCGATGTCAAGAGTGTAGTAAGAATTTTTCTTAATCGACTCTACATTAGTATCAACAACCTTGGGAGGAATGATAGCATCAATATAACCACCTTTATCTTGGTTGAAGGAGAATCCTTTGAAACCAATAGAGTGGAGTGAAGTGTTACCGAAGTTGGAGTTCGAGTTGGTGATAGACATGTCACCACCACTTTCCATCAGGAAGTGATCGTGGAAACCAACAGCGAAGACCGAGACGCACTGAATGAAGGAGTCATCCGAAGCACGAATGTGGAAGTTTCTCCACTCATCCTTCCAGTATGCATCACCTTTAGTGTGATAAGGAACAGTAGCAAATGCATCAGTTAGTGATGCTTGGTTCCATGTGTTAGTAAATCTATCGTAACGAATGAATGCTCTGTCATCTTTCTGGAGCGAAACACCCGTGTACTGTGCAACAACCATCGACTTGAATCCAGTTGCCTTGGATCCATCCGCCCACATGCCGCACTGACCCCAGGTAGAACGAATCGAGCAGTTGAAAACATACGGAGATGCGGACTCAACAGAGTCAATTTCCGCTTGAATCACTGCACTAGTGCCAAGACCGTTAGCAGTGCTGTAAGTTGTACCCGAAACCAGTCCTAGACCAGCAGCTGTGATAGGAATGATGTAGGTGAATACCTTTGGATTGTTATCATCAATGGTATCAACCTTGAATGTTCCGTTGACTTCATCAGATAAACCACTGTTAATAACAGCGATGTACTGACCTTTGAAGTATCCGTGCTCAATCTTGGTAGTAACAGTGAGTCTAGAAGTAGATGTACCAGGAATATCAACAACTTCAATTTGCTCAACAGTTCTGGTATCAGATAGAGGACCAACAATTCTAGTCTCTTGTACCAGTGCTTCTAGTTCGCCATCATCAATTGTAGGCTGGAACTGTGCAAATGCTCTACCAACTTTTTCGTAGTAACGATCTAGTTCATCATTACCTGCATAGGTCATAATGCAGATCTTGTGGTGGGAATACTCGGGAATCTTCAGATCCGTAGAATTATTCTTGTAGTATACCTTACCTACTTTGTCTGCCTGATCATATAGTGGGGAGTTTTCGGAGAGGTCACCATCCTTGATAGTGAACTGCCATAGGTAACAACCACCAGTCAGTTTAAAGATACCAGTTCTTTCTTGATCACCATCAACGGGATCAGGTACATATAGAGGTCTGATGATGGTACGACGGAGGTCATAACCGATTAGAGAACAACCTCTGGGGACGATACAACCGCCCTCGGTAGAGTTGAACTTATAGAATACGTTATCAGGGTTACCTAGGTCAATGATGCTGTCATCTTGCCATTCCTGAAGTGCTCTGTTGTAGTCAAAGATAGGTACAACACCAGTAACTGTAACTGAACTCAATACACTCAAGCTACCAGCACTAATAACATCGGTAAGGATTGTTACCAGGGTTTGAATGTTTGTCTGAACGTCAATACATGCACCAGGGTTACCAGACTCGTCATACTCGATGTCAGGGGTGTTAGCGCCTGCAATAGCAGGACCAGGAGAGATAGTCAGATCCTTGTCTAGCAAGGAGTTCGTGACTGCCAACTTCATCAGATCACGCGCTTTATTGTATGCGGTGATGCTTTCTGCCTCTTCGCCAACAATACCATTTGCTAGAGGAGATCCTTCTCTGTCAAAGTAAGTCTTTGCTACAGAGATAGTGTTGCTGTTGCCACCGTTTCTGATGTCAGAAAGAACAGCCTCAACAATGAAACCGATGTCACGCTTACACTTGGTCTCGCCAGGTGTCTCGTGATCAGTAACAACTTCAGCAGGAAGTTGTGTTAGGTTACCATCAGCTAGGACAGTCTCTACAATAGCGGCAAGAGTGCCAACCATGCTAGCAACATCAGCACACAGAGGAGTGCCGTTAGGATCAGCAGTGATAGTCGAATCTTTTGAGAAGAGTTCATTTCTGAACGCATCAATCATCAGATCTCTTGCTTTGTTGAAAGCAGATATTGCTTCTGCCTGCTCACCATCTAGAGAACCACTAATGAAAGCATTTCCTGCCTCATTGAAGTAAGTCTTCAGATACTTACGAGTGTATCTGTTACCACCTGCAAGTGCAACGTCAAGAGAAAGGGAATCGATGTACTCACCGATGTCACGCTTACACTCGATTTCATTTGCACTAGCGAAGTTTCCTAGGTTTTCAACAGGAAGTTGGGATAGGTTGCCATCATTAATGACAGTAGTAAAAATTTGTGTTAGTGTAGCGATTGCAGACTGTACGTTAGCACAACCACCACCATCTACAGTGATGGTAGAATCTTGAACCAACAAGATGTTATTGACTGCAGACTGCATCAAATCACGCGCTTTGTTGAAAGCAGTGATAGCCTGTGCTTCTTCGCCTAGTAGACCATTAGAAATTGGGGATCCGCTGTTATCAAAATATGTACCAGTAAAACGGCGAGTGTACTCGTTACCACCACTAACCAGATCAAGCCCAAGATAGTCAACAAATATACCCAGATCTCGCTTACATTTTGCTTCATTTGTTAGATCAGATCCTAGTGTTTCTGCGGGAAGTCCTGATGCATCAGCAGCAGTAAATGCATCGGTAACAATCTGAACCAAGACATTGATTGCAGACTCTACGTTAGCACATGAATTAGGATCAATCGTGATAGTAGCATCAGTGATTGTCAACTCATTCTTCATTGCTTGGATCATCAGATCCCTAGCAGCATTATATGCGTCATTTGTAGACAACACTTCACTAATGATGTAAGAGAATACACCACCTTGGAAATACTTCAGGGTGAACTTACGAGTATACTCGTTACCACCTTTTACAAGGTCAATACCAACGTAATCAACTAGAAGACCGATGTCACGCTTACACTTTGCCTCATCAGCAGGATCAGCGGCATTAGCACCAGCCTGCATTGCAGTCCAAGCACTATCAATAATTTCAGTTCTGTTCTGCTGGATTAGACGATATGCATCCTTAAATCTGTATACAGGATCGTCTGCAGGGTCGCCAGGGAAGAAGAAATCAGGGTGTGCTACAGCAATCTCTGCTGCTGCCCTATCAACAATTTCTCTCTTGTTCTGTTGGATTAGGCGATATCCATCTTTAAATCTATATTCAGCTTCTGTTGTACCATCACCACCAGGATAGAAGAAGTCAGGGAATTGAATTGCGAGATGTGCTGCAGATTTGTCTACAATCTCCTTACGATTCAACTGTACTAGACGATATGCGTCAGCATATCTAGACCCATCATCAGATGCAGCATCACCAGGATAGAAGAAATCGGGGTGTTGTACGAAAATTTCTGCAGCAGAACGATCAACAATAAGCTGTTTATTCGCTTCAATTAGATTACCAGAATCAAAATATCTAGATTCGGGATTAGCAGTCTCTACAAGACCAGGACGGTTATCAATGTAGTGGTTACCAGGCATCAGCATGATGCTGAACTGGTCAAACCTATCATTATCCTTACCAGGTAGGTAAGAGTATCGTGCTACCTCAAGGAATGCCCTCTGGATAGACTTAAATGGACGTAATGGGGAGTTACCTCTATTGTCTAACTCATCTGTCGCATTAAAGTCATCTGGCGATACATATAGATACTTACCTGTTTTACTTGAGTAAAGATTATCAAGTCTTGTAAGAGGCATAATTAACCCGTTCCTTCTAGGACTATTCTTCTGGATTATTTATACAATAAAACCTCCCCTTGCAGGGAGGTTTCATAGCACACGGAAGGGGTTTGGTTTGGCAGTATCGCCAACTCCTCCACCTGGACTCGAACCAGGGACAACAGAATTAACAGTTCCGTGCTCTACCAGCTGAGCTATAGAGGATTGTTTGCCTTCTCTTCCTTCTTTTTTTGATAGTAGAGTTTGTAATATCTACGTTTCATTTCTTCAAGAGTTTCCATGTCTTCTTTCAACCCCATCCATTTGAGATTTTGATAAGATCCTTCTAAATCGCTGATGAGAAGAAGGATATTCATGGAGGTCACTGGACGACCACTAAAATTGTATTCATCCAGTGATTTCATAGTTAAACCAACCAGTAATTATGTACTTATCTTCATTCGGAGCAACTTCACCTCTATGAGTATAAGTCCAGTCTGCAGGCCATATCAAGGTTTTACCTTTCTTCGCTCCTACAGTTGTGTTTTGGTGATAGAACTGTGTTCCACCTCCATTTTCAACATCATTTAGATATGTCATCCAAACAAGATGTCGATCTCTCATGGGAGAATTAGCATCACACCGCTCTGTGTGCCAATCATAATACCCCTCACCTGGTTTGTACCATTGGATATTGATACCTTCAGTCAAACCCCAAGGAGCATATTCATTACACCATGGGAATTTTGCGATATATTGATCAGCACACGAAATCAATTGATTTAGATATCGCATGATTATAGGAAATTGTCGCTGTTCTGAAGGAAATACAGAGAGATCTGTGGACTTTTTACCCACTTTTCCTCTGCTGCCATATACAGTACCAGGACCGCGATTCATACTTGAGAAACGAGACTCATGAAAGAATTTAATGAGATCATCACAGACAGAAATGTCTTTAATGTAAGTTTCTAAAGCGAATTGCATAATTTCCTAATGTCGATGAGAGGACTTGAACCTCCACGAGTTACCCCACCAGAACCTAAACCTGGCGCGTCTACCAATTCCGCCACATCGACTGGAGCCCCCGACAAGATTTGAACTTGCGACAACCGCTTTACAAAAGCGGTGCTCTACCAGCTGAGCTACAGGGGCATACGTTTGAACTCAAACTCTCCAAAACGACCACCCCAAACTTGGTTTACAGTTCCTACAAGGAATCCACGATCAACCACATTATAATAGTCTATGCCAAGAGTTGCCTCATTTCTGACATAGGTCATTTGATCTCCCTTGTAGGGAACCAAGCACTCACAACCGTCAATAGAACCGTTAAATTGGTTTTTATTTGGGTCGTAAGTCATAATTGTATCACACTTTTGCTTGTGTGTCAACCCCTTGTCGTACTTGATTTGTTCTAGATTCAGAGCACCCAAATAACGATATTTCTCAAAATCATAATTAAGAACCCTAATTTGACCATTAGGATCTTCAATTGCTTCTACGATAAACTGCCTGTAAGGGGCATGTAGTTGATAATTGTAAGCTTGTTCGCCATAGAACATAGCGTCCGTTCCAGGCACTTTGTGGTGCTGTAGACGCACCATAGCAAACCTAGCGGGGTTTGAAAATGCCTGGACTTTATTCTCCCATGTTCCTTCAAACCATTCTATAAATTGTTCAATCATCTTTGGGTAATAGTTCAGGATCATTAACTTCAATATCAAACATCAGAGGATGACATTCCTCTTCAGCAAGATATGAAGAACATTTATATAATTCTTCGTCATCCCAGTCACGACCTTGCAATGCTTCAGTCTGAACTGATGGGTGCTCTTGAATAATTAGTGGGAGTTCGTCAAATGTGTAGGGGATACTCTGTATGAAATACATACGTACCACACTTCCCATATAAAAAACGTATGCTTGAGATAATGAGTATTTCATAACATCTTGACTACGTTTTTATTTAGTCACCAACCGCTATTATATCACACAAACATTCCTTTGTCACTCATGTAATGTAATGTGTCATGCATGTTACCAAGATGCTTGGCACCAATAGAAACTTGTGGATATGTAGCTTCGTTTCCAAACTCTGCTTCAAACGCTCTTTGAGTAAAATGTTCGTTGAGTTTATACTCGTGAAACTCTCCTCCGATAGACTTGAGTAGTGCTGCAATACGCTCACACTCTTGACTGCCGTTACTGTAGATTACTGCTGTGTTCATATTCGATTACCAGTTTTCTATGAGTTGTGTTTTTACTAGAACAGAAATAATACTTTGCTTCACCACCTAATATTCTGCATATATTATCTAGTTGTATTTCAAGTGCAAACTTTTCATCATTCTCATTTTTCATCAGGGCGTCCTCCAATAGCATCCCACATTTCTTGAACCATATCTACTGCTGGTGGTGCCTGATAATGTGGCGCTGTTGTAGATGCCCACTCATCAATTACTTGTTGTGTGGGAATAGCAATTCTAAAAGGTATATTATCATCTTCAAATTCCTTATTCATATCAATATATGTTTGAGGAGTGATCTTAATTGTCATAGCACTTCTTGCTCTGGGTTGAGGTTTTTCACAAATTGCACAGGATCCTTTTCAGACTTATGTACCCAATGATAGCGCATCATCTCAAAAATAGGGTCCCATGTAGCGATACAAACATAATCAGTCACGTTGCCTCCAATCCGAGGGTTTATCTTGCTGAAACCAATCCTTAATATCATCAGCATCAGTGAATCCCTTCTTATGGTTGGATGGATCGGGATCTCCTAAACCCATCCTATTCAGAAAATCATCAGTGCTTCCTTCTTGAATATCTTGAGCAGCTTGGCGTCTTGCCATTTTTAACATCTCATTAGCAGATGTGTTTGCTTTTGCTAATTTTTGTGCCCAAATCATGTCATCTAGTTTTACATCGTCATTATTTGCTATACGTTTACAAATAAATTCCAGTCGTAGTCGGTATTGTGTAGATAGCATACTCTCACTCAATTTCCCTTTAGTATTTAGTTACATCAACCTTTTTGGAGATTTTTTGGGGGCGATTTTTTTTCGCAATTTCTGTAACCGAAGGTCGATTTTCAGTTGAGGAAAATTGACAGTGCTTTTACAGTCATCGTACCACCTGCAGTTACATTCAATGTACCTACTTTATTAATGAAGAAACTATTACCGATTGAAGCAGTGACACCAATACCACCAGCAGATTTCATCACCATACCCATCGCATTCGGTCCCAGATCAAGTTTATATGTTTGTGTTGGATCAGTTGTAGCGGCTGGTCCTTTAAGACCGACAATTTTCTCTTCTTTTGGACCAAAAATTGTGCTATAAGATGCTCCAGCCAGCTTGGTATACATTCCACCAGTTGTAGACTCGAAGTTAAGGTTACCTAATGCTCTAACACGATAACGTCCCCTAGCATCGACTTCATAATTACCTTGAATTCTATGAGTAACAGTACCAACAGAGTTAATAACATGGGTAGCACCAGGTTTAGTCTGTTGATCAACAACAACTTCACCAGATCCTTTTGTAATCTTACGACCATCAATATTTTCGTTCAAAAATTCTGCATCAAAGGTGATATCACCTGCAAATACATTGAACTTACCGCTACCATCACCAACCTCAATGTTAACAACTTCACCTGCTTTAAGAGTTAATGTCTTAATAGCATGGATGATAACGTTATCCCCCTTAATACCACACTCATCTCCCTGTGCTTCAATAGCAACCCCTCCTTCGGCAAAGACAGAGTATGCAGGATCTGATTTTGAGGCAGAACCTGTTCCTGTTCTACCAGATCCTGTGCGTTCCGATGTTCCACCAGTTGCTTGAATTGCAATTGATCCACTAGCTTTGTGTAATTGATCACCAGTATTGAGAATTAATTTACCACCACAACCTGCCTGACCTGGAACGCCAGTAGAGAAGGTCATGTTGCCGTTCTCATCAAAGAACATGGCACTTTGCCCATTAGTAACGGTATAACCTCCTGGTTGCCCGTCAGCACCCTCCCAACTCATGCATGTCCAACCATCAGACACCCAGTGAACTGTTGGTTTTGCTGAACAAAATTCATCTTCTGATACTGCAGATGTTCTACCACCAGCAGGTTCTTTAACAGGTTGCCCTGAACTAGCACCTTGGTGTTGATTATCAGTATGATTTGATGGATGTGATGGCATTATGGGCAATCAATATAGAGACCAGTTCCGATCTTAACAAGTCCTCTGCTGTTAAGATCTTCGGAGGAGAGACAGATCATGTTTGGTAACACAATAGCACCAGATCCTCCGCCACCAATTAATTTAATAATTGGTGATTTTTCATATGTTGTTGTTCTATCTTTAATTTGAACAGAGGTAACATAACCTCTATCGTCAATGATAGCAGTTGCTCTGCCTTCCTTACCATCTATGTATACCTTTGGAGCAGACGTATATCTAATACCTGGAGAGATGAGAGTAAACGAATCAATGATACATTGTACGTCATTTGTAGTTGCAAGATTACGCTTGTATCCTAAACCAGATCTAGTAACTCTAACTTCAGAAACAAATCCTTTGGTATCTAGAAGAGCAATAGCAGTAGCACCAAATCCTTCACCAGAAACGATGACTTGAGGTGCTTCAGCATATGACTCACCCGTGTCTGTGATGGGAATACTAACAATAGATCCATCGCCACCAGTAATAGGATTGCCTGCCCTTGGCTTGTTCGGAACATATGGATCAGGTGTGTTCGCATTATCAGCATCATCAATACCATCGCCAGTAAGATCTTCAAATCCACCACTAGAGAAGATTGTTGCATTAGTTGATGCTTCAGTTCCTAGAATCTGGAATGTTAATTGTTCCGCAGGTTCTTTTCTTTCATCATCCAAGATACCAACAACAACTTGTGCTGTGTTGTCAACAATCTTAAACGATCCTGCAGTAGTACCACCAACAAAATCATTGGAGTCAACATCACCAATAATAATCCAGTTAAATTCTGTACGATCAGGGATATTTGTACTGGTAACAGTAAAGATGATGTCCTCTCCCTCAATATATGCAAGTTTGTCGCTGGTAACAGAGATAGTAGGATCTTCAACAGCATTCTCTGGTCTATCAGGGAATATAGTTGACTCATAGTCTGCTGCAATGTCTACATCAGCAAACGATCCAGTATCAAAGTTATCATCAGACAGACTTGAATTTCCTGGGTCAAACAGAGTAAATCTGAATGTTTGAGAATCATTCAATTCGATATCCTCATTCATAGGAAGAGATACCGTAGCACTACAACGTGGAATGTCAATAGTTTGTAAATCTCCATTTTCGTCAAGAAACTCTTGAGTAAGAGTCTCAAATTCAGTAACCTTAAGAGTTCCTATCAAAGATGGGTTAGTAGCATTAATATATTCTTCTACTATATCACCAGTCAATGCATATGTCAATACACTACCACTAGGTACGTTGGAAGTATTGATAGTATATGTTACTGTCCCACCGCCAGCTACAATAGTTGGATCTACAATGACAGAGTATACTCTACTACCATCAAATGTGATAGGCAACACCACATCATCATCACCGTCATCGTCGTCATCTGGAAAGATATTTGGGAAATCATCATCGTCTTCATCAGGCAATTCAGGTCCATCATCATCGTCGTCATTAATTGGTACAAGATCTGGATTGAATGGCGGTGTGTCCTCTCTACCAGGACCAGGAGGTACTGGATCTTGGTTGGGAATAGGAATAGGTTCGTTAGGAATACCACCAACAAAAATAATCCTGGTTGGTTTGGGATCCAAGTAATCAGCTGACTCTTCGCAATAGAATCTTTCTCCAGTATCACCATCGGCAAGATTGTCTAGAAGATTGTCTAACCAATCATCCTCATCATCTTTACTGCAGTCAGTACATACAACAGTTGACTTTGGACAGCTACTACTAGGACCACTACATGAGATACCTAGGAATGACATTACCTTTCCGATAGCACCACCAATCATGTTTAGAGGTGATGCTAATATTCCTAATATACTTTGCAGTGGTCCTAATATACTACTGATTAAACCTTCCAGAAGTTCTAGAATTTTGTTGACGATACCCTCAACTAGGTTGATGACAGCACAAGCAGCAGGAGAGAACACATCCATGATGAAGTCGAACAGCAGATTTGTTAAGAATCTTGCCAACATGTCAGTGATATTCTCAATAGAACATCCAAGTGCCTTAAGAATTTGATCAAGAACTTTCTGCACACCGTCTAATAGACGACCTTTCTTACCAATACTCTTCTTTGTTACTTTTGGATCTGCAGGTACTTGCTCCTTCAGTTGAAGTGCTCCTTGAATGCCTAGGAGACCATTAACTAGGTTTTTGATACCCTCACGTAGATTCCTAATAATCTCTGACTGGGCACGACCCATCAGACTACGGACAAGTTTAGTAACCCTACCAATATGATGTCTTGCAATAGATACTTTATCATACAAGAATCCATTGATTTTACTGACATAGAAGTCACCTAACTGTCCACCAGATGCTTGGTTAGCAGCAAGCATATCACCAATGATATTCTGTACCTGCTTACCGAAGTTACTCTCCGTACCGCACTTGGGGTTAGCAATAGTAACACAGTTCTGGGATCCAGTAGGATTGGTTTCACTATGCTTGCCACGTAGTGCCATAATAATAGCAGGAGGGTTTATACGATCCGCTGCCGCTACTTCACCACCTTTAATGTTAGCACCAGTCTCTGGATCCTTTCCATCTTGAGCATTTTGAGGGTAATGTGCTACTGCTTTGGCTTGACTACTAGTAACAGTTTTAAGATTTCTAGATCCGTCGCCACCAGCAACTGGGTCATCATTGTCGATGACAGTAGCACCAGCAGTGTGCCCAACAGACCCCATGATGATAGGTCTCTGCTTATCATTGTCAAGGAAGAAACCAATGACCCAGTTACCTGCTCGCAGCTCTGCTGTAGCGCCAGTCACACCACCATCACTGAATGGCGTGGTCACAGGCATAACTACGTTTGCCCATGGTAGTTGCTCTGTCGGTGTCTTCTGACCTTCTCTTAAATGTACGCCAACAATACGCACACGATATCTACCAGACTTTTTAGGGTCGCTTTCTCTCCCTGTCTCAACCTGTCCGATCCACCAGTTGAAACCATCAGCGCCTATCTGATTAGTCGATATAAATGACGATAGAACTGGATCCATACCAATACTTTTATTTTTATTTAGTCTCTACATCAGAGGGTTCGTCTGGCATGCCATAAGAATCCCTTACTAAAGTAAGATATGTATTTGCTTTTGCATTCAAAACATCAGCGGAGTGCTGCAGTTTTGCAATCAAATAAGCACCGCTATGTTCCTTGTCATAAATGTCATTCTCTTCTCTTTCTGATGAAGGAATGTTATTAGGAATCATAATCTCAACTGTCTGTCCCGCACGTAGATCTGGTCGGAAAGGTATTTGAATAAAGACTTGCTGGTTGTTCTGTGATTGTTTTCTAGCAATCGACTGCGCTACGACATACTTCTGCCAATCAGGAAACTCTGCTGTGTTCTTCTTACCACCATCTGGTTTCTCTGGTGATGCTACTTCCACACCATCAAACCAAGTCTCATGATCCATCAACACAGACATGATTCTACTAGGAGTTGCTGCAAGATCAGCCTGACCTTTAGCAAGACCAGACTGGGATCCTAGATGCTCCATGTCATCAAAGCGATCACCTAAATTATAAACATACTCTTCATAAGCACCAGTGCTATAGTTATAGAAACAAATAACATTAGAGAACGTACCCATTCTCAACTTGGATAAGATGTCAATCTCCTGTTGGAAGTCAATGTCAAGGATTTTACGGCGAGCATTCTGTTGATTGAGTTGATCATTCTCTTGAAAGAATGTCTCCACAGGTGGATTAGTTTCGATAGAGTTTAGTGAGTCAATTGATCTAAAATGATATCCATCATAGTTTTCGTAGAAGTAATACCCTGCACTACCCTTTGATATTTGTAATTCTGATGTTGTACTAGAACCTGAAGGAAATGTCTTCTTATCTTCAGGTACAGTTCTCTCTTTCAACGAGCTGATAATAGAGAAAGGTGTCTTCTTACCTGGCAAGAAAGTTACCTTAAACATAGAAGGATCATTGAGAAGTTTCTTTGCAGTTCCTAACTTTTCTGTTATTAGTTGAGATACAATGCCTTCTGCTTTACCTGATAGCCTTTCTCCTAATCTAGTAGTTTCATTGACTAACAGTTCATTAGAAACCAACCCAAGAGAATACTCTTGATACCTATCTGCAGAAAAGCGATTGTATATCTTTGACACCTTCATGTTCAGTGTCAATAGTTCTTCATCAGCAGCACCAAATACCAGTTCAACATTCTCATATCCAGAAATAGGAAGAGAAGAAATAATATTTGCTGCGTTGTCAACGATGTCTAGGTTGACAGAAATACTTGGCATGTCAATGTCTTCAAAGTATTGAAAACTTTTGATCAACCCTGTTAGTGGCACTTCAGTTCCATCTAGACCAGTAATAGTTGCCTCTTCTAGTTTTAAACTAGAGGCATACGGAAACTCTTGGTTATTATCACTCATGTGGTCACACCATCAACTGCAAATATTGATTTAGATAAAGAAGAAACAGCAGGAGGTACTGTAGATCCCTGTGATGTAGGAACCGCACCAGTAGCAGCAGATTGTGTTTGCTCACCGCCCATATTTATCATTGCTACTCGTGCTTTTTCTTCTTTACTTGCACCACGCAATGTCTGTGTTGGATCTACTTTAGTTGCTGGTGGTTTAGTTACTGGTGGTTTGATACGTTCTTCTCCTGCTTTCATTAAAGATTTAACTAGATCAGCATTAGATCCACCCTTCGTCTCAAAACGTTGCCTACCCTGGAATATTTCAAAACCGTTAGTAGTTTTATATGCATTATATCGTTCACCCTTATGCATAAAGTGTATTCTTTCTCCTACCTTTGCTCCATAGCTACTGCTAATTTTTTGTGCAGAATCTGGTTGTGCTTCTAGATCTGAAGTATCTGGTGTTGCCTTTGGTTCTGGTTTTTCTTTTACTAATGGTCCTGGTTTTGATCCTGGTTTTGCATAGGCAATACTATATCCCTCACCAGTACCAAGATAATTTTTAGCTGCGACACTTAAGTCAAGCATATGATTACTTGAGTGCCCTTCCACTCCAGGTCCAACATCATTAACCCTAACAACAGCAGACTTTCCTGTCTTGGTATTAGTTACAACTACATTAAAAGGACTCTTGAGAGTTCTACCACCAGGAAATTTTGCTGCAGGAACTGTCATATTTTTGGGAAGAGTTTTTAGTAATGGAGGAAATGCTGCCGCAGAAAAAACATCTTCCTTATATCCTTCACCAGTAGATGTAGCAGGCAATCCTTCAGCAGTCTTATGCCCACTAGCATTGATACCACCAAGTGATGGATCATAGTAAGTTGTCTTGGCACCAGTGCTAATCATCTCACCAGCCTCTCCCGATCCTGTAGTAGAAGGATTATGTGTGTCTTTTGGTGGTGGAGGATCGTTATCTGGATTGAACAGGTTTTTTAGACCATCAAATACTTTTTGGAATACATTTTTCTTTTTCTTTTTCTCTTCATCACCACCACCACCAGTCAAGATAGAAGGTTCTTTCTTCAAACCTTCACCAGCCTTTGCTTTACCTACCAATGATTTAGGTAAGTCAAATACACTGGCGAGTGGAGTGATAACTTTTGCCATCTCACTAGCAACCTCGGGACTGTCTCCAGATAGTCGTTTGACTAACTCACTACTAGCAGCCAACGCCATACCACCAGCAATCTTTGTTGGTAATGCCATAGCATCTACTAATGGTTGTTCCAGACTACTATCTGCCATCAGGTTAGGTATCTCAATGGGAGATGATTTACCCATAGGAGTTCCCTCTTCATAACTGTTATTGACATTAGAAAATGATTTACCCATCTCATAACTGTTATTGACATTAACATTCATAGGAGGAACCATAGGTTCTGATGGTGTTGGTCTTACCTTACCATCAACCGCACTTGGTTCTCCTTGCGTGTAGTTATTGTCTAATGGTACGATTGCCTCATTACCATGTAGTGTCAAACCAGGTACTTTATACCCACTATCAGGTCCAGATAAGATAGCACCTCGCTCTGCTTGTGGACCTTCTTTGACATCATTCGATGGTGATTCATCATCTGATCCTGGATTATAATCTAGTTTTATATTAGATGCCGCGTCCTTTAGATCTTTTGTATCATCAGTGGTGTCCTCTGCGATATCAGTGGTAACAACTTTGGCTTGTTTTTCTAGATTGGATTCTTTGACCGTTCCTTCTGCATCATCAGTTTGTTTTTTCTTCAATGCAGTCTGTGCATTGATTGCTTCAGCGATCTTGGTTAACTTGTCCTCAATACTATCTGTTCTTTCACTCAACTGATTAACAATATCAGTCTTCATTGCATGAACATCAGAAGCAACCTGTTTAGAGTCACCGATGCTGTTGTTAATAGACTGTGCTGTCTTGTCTAATGACTGGGCAATAGCATTGATTGCCTGGAGAAGGTCTTCTCTAGTTGCTCTCTGCTTGTTACCAGATGCTGCTTCCGCTACTTTCTTTTCAGTTTCAGCAAGCATCTTCTCTTGAGAAAGAGACTGTCTCTTCTGCTCAAGCTCAAAGGGAGATATCTTTTTAGGGATTGCAGGTGTCTCTGCTTTTACACCTTCAGGTGGTCTCTTTGCACTCTGAAAATTATAGTTATCAAATTGGTTACGGAATCTCTCAACGTCAGACAGTTTCTTTATGTCTTTACCGTCAGCGTCTCTATTGTCTACAAAGTTCCAGAACTGTGCCTTTGGATTCTTTAGCAGTTTGACACGATCAACTGCCTTTTCAATGTCTTGCTTCTTACCACTGATATATGATCCACCAAACTTATTCTTTAGTGCTGCCTTAAAGAAGAAACCTTTCTCTACACCTGCTTCTTCTAGGCTATCATATCCTGCTTTCTTTGCCTTTTCTTCTGCTGCTTCTCTCTCTTGTCTAGCAAATTTTCTTGCAGCAAGAACCTTCGAGATCATACTACCAATATGATCCTTACCTGGTTTTGTTGTATCTGTAAACCCTTCGGTAAATGCTGCCATTTATTAGATTCCCCCTAGATATTTAGTTGAAGAGAGCGATATACATTGCTGCTTTTCCTGGAGCAACACCCATTTGAGGTCTAATTACAGATTTATCACGAGGTACATCTACAGTTGGTTCTGGTTGTGTTTGTGGTGGAGACATGACAATGATAGTCTGTGCCATTGATTCTGCCTCTTCATCATACTCCAACACTTCAGGTACAAAGGTACGATAAGTTTGAATTAATTCAGATGGTGTACCAGCATCATTCATTGCCAATAGATGATCAAGAACTGGTGGTACACCATACACCAAGTTCTTCATAACAACTTCTGGACCTTCCTCACCAACAGTGATCTGTTCTTGACCTGACATACCAGCAACACCACCTGTTGCATATGCAGGACCACCTTTTTCAAATAAATCAAAATCTCTATTGCCGCCCTCTTTCTTCATAGCAGAGAAGTGCATCGCATCTTTCACACTATTCCATGCACCACCCCATCCTAGTCCATGCTTTGCAGCAATTTCACCGATGTTGTCTGGCATGTCAGTAACTAAATTGTTACCAGTAGGGTCATATGGATTTTCGTTTGCGTTAATATCAATTGATGCTCCATATGGGTGAGAATATCTATTTTGATCGTAATCAGGATCATCAGGACCAGCACCACCACCAGTGCCTGCATTTCTGAACCCACCAATAGTTCTAATTTCATATCCAGTCGCTTCTAAATCAGCAATGAATCCTTTAAATTGGTTAGCAACAATACTAGCTACCTTAAATGACTGACCATCTTTTGTAGTCAGATTAGTTAGTTTAATACCAGTGTTCCATGGTCTATCATTAA